GATGAGTCAGTTCTAATCACAGGTCTGACATCTTTAATAGACTGATGCCATAACTTATGCCAATATAGTGGGCAAACCCAGGACTCAACAAGTCCCAAATGGTATGCCATCTTCCATATTTTGCTATTATGGTACAACCTCCTTCTTGCATTTCGCTCACTTAGAGCCAAGAAGTCGGCATCAGCGGAGTTAAAGAATTGGGGAAGAGTGAAAGTTCTCCAGAAATACTCTATAGTATCTGAGTACACTCTTTGATTTTCGATCTCAAGATCTACTTCCGAGCCACCTTCTGTTTCAAGATTCAGATGGTTTACTTGACGCTCGTCCTTACTCATACCGGCCTGTCTGAAACAGGCATCTTGTCTCTTGTTGACCAACTCATCAAAGATACAGAGTTTCTCAGACCCCATATTCTTTGGTTTCAGTTCATGATAATCTTGAAATATTATCCGAGCAGCAATACGCTGCTGATCATTGATTAGTCGATGCGGTTCATTGCCCACAGCTAATCCAAGACCCCCCAACCATGAAGGGATGTAGTAAGGTATACCACTAAGCTCTTTTGATAAGAGATACTTGTTATGATAATGACGAAATAAAGACATGAGCTCATCATATATGAACTCAAACCCTCTCACTAGTTCCTTAGAACACTCACCCATACGAGAGCAAGCACTAACAAGATCCTGTCTATCAGAGACAGCCAACTCAGAACCTCCTTCTGATCTAACCATACCTTTCATTAAGCCAAAATTGACAAATGAAACCTCCCTAAACCTAAGTCCAAAGAGATTACCATCAAAGTTCTGATGATCGGTCAGTAGAAAACTCCTAGAATTCATTTCTATAAATTCTCGAGAAGTAAAGGTTTTTCCAATTGAATTAAATAGACCGACCATACTACTACAGCCAACCCAATGAGAAAATTGTTTAATGGGAAAACAACAATCATCACCGTTAATTAATCCAGGGAAAATCTGAATAGGTATCGAGCAACCCCTGTCCATTTCAAGGGCCTTTCTGCAAACAGCAAAATTAATGATACATAAAGTAGAAAAGGATAAAATCTTACCCATAGGCTGCGCTTCCCTCTGGGAGGCGGAAATCTTTCCAACACTGGGAGTCTCATACTCCACAATACAATCACATAATGACCGAATTGCAACGCGAGAATATAACTCACTCAATCCAAGATGATTACATATCGTTGTGATACATACTCTTGTATATGAGGAGATCATCATATTTGTGGCGTTGTCATAGTCACCTGAAACAAACACTTCATCCTTACCTAACCTCTCAATGACTGCCTCCAAATGGGCATTAGTTAATGGAGTTCCTGTTACGGCAAAAACAGCATGTTTCAGTAAACACTTTGATAGAAACTTTTGTAAAGGCTTGAGCAGCCATGTTTCTAAAGCGCAAGGTGTCGTGATTCCTCTAACCTTAAGGGCCTCCTTTAGGCCGATAGGTCTGATAACAGAGGGCGTATTCAGTGCCTTTAAGCAAAGTTCTTCTATGTCCAAATCAGTACCGAGATTGAAGGGATTTATATTTTGTTCAATATACCTCACTGACTTCATCTCACCGTACAATCCAACACCCCTAGAACCATCCGTGTCCTCCGTCTCAATAGGAGAATTACAGATAGGATCAGGATCCTGATGAGGATTGTAATGATCATCGTGAAACGGGTTGTAAAGCATACCATACTTCACTTCCACTGAAGGATCACGAGGGTACCTTGGTACACATTCTTTCACAATAGGCACATGTCCACCTTTATGAATATTATTTTCAGTACAGGAAGAGAAACTAGGACATAGGTTAAATTGAGGATCAAAGATGCTATCTCCAATAATCTCAATAACCGATCTAGTTATTTCACTCTCCATG